TGAGGTGTCATAGTTATGAATTTCCGTCGATGTAATGGCTTGTGAAACCACCTGGACGAAAATTGGATTTGTGACACCATTTGCTGTAGTATTGGCTGAGATTTTAACCGCATCTTGGGCCAATGTTAAATCACGAATATCAAGATCGGTCGCAGAAACGGTAACAGCACCGTCAACTGTGATTGAGTTTCCCCCATCTTGAATGTTTACTGCGGCAGCACCGGCTGCATTGTTGACTGTTACATCACCAATATCAACACCAGGTTGTGCCGTTGCTAAAACGTTCAGCTCACCAGCCGCCGTAACATTGGCGAGGTCTGTACCGTCACCAATACGAACGCTGTCTGAAACATGAGTAAGATCGCGAATATCTAGATTGGTTGCGGTAACAACGACGCTACCAGAAACAGCGACGTACAAAGCTCCGTTAGCATCAACGCTTAAAGAACTATAGTCACCATCTGTATCGGTCGATGCAGCGAGTGTATCACGACGAACCGCCAAAACCTGCGTACCGATATCTGCGGTTACATGAGCAGAATCTTCGGCGTATTGAGTATTTGCCGCGCCTCCTGTAACATTTACGTTTAATGAGCTACCTGTGAAAGTAGACGCTGTTGTACCGTCTGTTAAACGGGTAAAAAGCGGATTTGTGGTTGTATTAGCATCTCGTGTTGCAGATACTAGGGTTGGAAAATGTCCATCAGCCATATTATTGTCTCCTTACTTAAATTTGTTCCGCTTCCACAGAACTTTGTAGCGTTTTTTCCTGATATTCGAGTTGCTCTAACTCTTGCGTTACGGCCATTATCTGCCGTTCGAGATCAGGAACCTTTCCTTGAATTAAATCTTCTATTGCTTGTTTGAAATGAACGACCCGTGATTTCGCTTCTTGTTTACGAGCCGCGATCCATTTCAATTTCATTTCTTTTGTTTCTCTTGCTTGGATCTGAATCGGATATTGATTACCAATGTCGCTCATTTTATGCTCCGTAAATCGTAGATTCAAAATCCGCTAAAACAGTTGGTGCGTAGTGCGTAACCTTTACATCAAGAATGTCTGAAGCAGCCATACCAAGAGGAGCAGTAAAGGTAAAGTCCAGACTTCTATCAGGACCAGTACGTTTAGTTTCGATAAGCACCGTATTAAAAAATATTTGAAATTTAGCATAGTCCGTTCCACTTACCGAAATACGGGTCAATCGCATTGCCGCGACAGCCGTGTACGTCAATATGGTTGTGAGAACTCCATCAGGTACGTTTGTGACACCGCTAGAAGCGAGTGCAGCAACTTGAGCAGGGGCATCCACGTCACTAGCAGAAATCCTAACATGAAGATTCCTATCAGAGTCCGTTTCAAGACGACGAGCAAGATTTGTTCCACGTTCACTTCCAAGTAAAGATTGTTGATGTTTTGTAGGTGATTCGGTCTGTTCGTCGCCCCCGATGTGATCGGGATAATTTGGCCAGGGAAGACCCATTTAAAGACTCCGTTTTAGACGTTAGCAATGTAAAGAACACGACCGGTAACACCAATCACAGCATCGTTGGCCGTAACTTTAACGCGCTGTAAGGTAGCAGAATCAACATCCCAAACCATTAGCCGCGTAAATCCGGCTGTAGCATCTTCGTCGATTTGAAAGTTCGGCGTGTATATAGCGACTAACGTGTCGCCAATTATAGATTGATTGCCTCCGCCTTCATCGGCAAGTTCAAACTTCTTGGTACCTGAAATACTTACATCAAAATATCCACCCGCTTGTCCAACATTGATCCGAGAAGTAGGATCAGTTTCGCTTATGATAGTATCCGATACAACGGAACTACAATGAACTTGTCCGTCAAAAAATCCGTCGGCAAAACTAAAAAGAGCCGAGCCTATGTCTAGAGTACCATCTGCACCAGGCAATAAATCAACATTTATAGCTGTTGCAGCTAAATTATCAAGCGCTGTAGTCGCTCCACTAGCTGCACCATTCGCAGCAGCCGTGATTCGTCCTTTTGCATCGACTGTTATATTCGCGCTGGTGTAAGAACCAGGAGTAACAGCGGTATTCGCTAGAGTCGCGGCCTGGCTTCCGCTACCTGGACCTGCTGTAACATCACCTGTAAGTTGTGTAATTCCGGTATCGCTCGCACCTGGTAAAGAAGACCAAGATGAACCATCCCAAACGACGAATTTTGTTTCACCCGCCGCGAGATCTGTTCCATCGACGCTCAACGTACCTAAACTTCCAGCTTTATGGCAAACTGCCAAAAGACGACCGAAAGAGGCATCAGAAGGATCTGGTAAAGTAATAGTTAAAGTATCACTAACAATTGATATGATCGTTAGAACATCACACGAATTTATAATGCTGGCCGGAACAGAAGCCGGACTTGTTAATTCTGTAATTGTATTGTGTTCGCTAGTATCTGAAACAGCCGAATAAAAACTTACTGTGATATCTTTAGCATGAGCAACAGCGGTCGTACCAAGATAACCTCGCGTACACTGGATAAATTCACTATCGCTAGTACTTTCATAGCGAACCAATTCGGTTTCGATTTGGACGATTCCGTTCTCAGGAAAGTCCGATTGAGAAAATGTTGGTGAAACTTTTATACGTGTTTCGGATGATGTGATTGCGCTATCTAATTGTCGTGACATAAAATTATTCTCCTGTTTTTTCTTGCTTCTTAACTAATCGTTCACGCATTTGTTTTGCGTTTTCTGGTTTGAAATTTCCTTCGGGAACTGCTTTATTATGTTTTCGGAATAGCGTAACATCTCCAACTTGTCCGATTACTTCTACGTCGATCATAAGCTGACCGTGGTCGCCTGTAATCATCTCGGCACCAAGTTCAGAATTGGGGATTGCAAAATCTGTCAGAATATCCTTATCCATTTGTGTTCTCCACTAAGCTTTGCAGGGTTTTTATGACCTTCTGCACTTGTTTAAATTGTTTAATATCTTTCGGCATCGGTAGATTGTTAAGTTCTGAAACAGCGCGGTCTACAATCTGTGCGAGCGTCAAACTAGATGTATAGGATGGTCTTAAAATTGCGATATCACCATGCGGTGCATGAGGTGTGGTGGTTTCTGCGATAGATCTTTTACCAGAGAAAAAAGCCTCGCCTGGATCTTGTTCAGTTTGAGGACGACCGGTTTTGGGTTCCGCAGCAGCGCGACATTTGACACAGACTGGTTCTAGATTCTCATCGCTGGAACCAACCATCATTTTATCAATTTTATGAATCGTGCAATAACCAACTGCGCTTCCAATACTCATGTTCTCTCCTTATGCCCAATAATTTGATTTATCTTGGCGAAACTTCTCGCGCATTCTATGAATATCTACCAAATCGTCAACTTCGACATAATTCTCAACGCCGGTCTTTTGTTGCCCGCGCTGTCGTGCTTCTTCCATTGCTCGCGTAAGAGGGTCTTTTCCGACTGTAAAGCCTTTCCCTCTGGTTCCTTCAAATGACGTAGAAAATTCAAATTCTGCTTTTTTCTTGTCTACTAAACGTGCTTTGATAAGCATCTTAAGGACGCGCCGCCAACCTTGGCGAAGAACGTAACCATCCCATCGGCGTTCCGTAAGCTCGTAAACAAATCCATCAACTGGATTCACGCCACAAATATGTTTCAGGTTCATTCTATCTTGGTCAACGACATAAATACCCCATGGTCTGGTTGGAGCGGTATCGTCGCCATAAATACGAATGCGAGAATTTAACTTACGCAATTTGCGGTAGAAGTTACAATATAGCATAGGTTTATTTCCGCCCACTACCGCGTTGGCAGTAATGGGCAGAATAAAACTACAACAGATTACTCAGCAGCCGAACCGTGATAGATTTGCACAGCGCGGACGTTATGCAATACTTTCGCGGCAAGTAAGAATTTCCATCCAACAGTTGAGAACATATTCAACGGATTGGACGTATCTTGTGGTCCTGGCTCTTTACGAATCATTTCCATGCCTTGACCGGAGAGTTCAGAAACGCAATAAGCGTCTCGACCAAACACGTAAGCGTGGAACGTTTCGTCGGTAGCACCAGTTCCAGAACCGGCGTTCGTGGAAACCACGAAACGAGTTCCGTACAGGGCTCCAACTTCACCACGAAGGATTTCATCATTTTTGATGTACTTCGAGGTTTCGAGCCATGATCCAGCAGCCGTATCGGACTGAAGATCGAAATGTCCGGCAGGATGGATCAAGGATTTATACATATTTCCTTGGAATCCAGGGACATTATTTTTGCGGAGCGAATAAATCGCTTTTCTGATTTCCGCAGCATTCAACACGGAGGTATCTGCCACTGTGATTTCTGAAACTGCACCACCGGCGAATTGGTTGGTGAAGTTACCAGACAGAGCAGCGCGGATGATGGTGTCGTATGACAACGCGGCGTTGTCGGACAACTCATCGCTGATTTCGTCCATGATGGGGTTAATAGACTTCCATTGAAGTTCTTTGGAGGTCTTAACGAACTGACCGTATGTCAATGGTTCGACTGTAACTTCGGTCGTTCCCACTGTGGTTTCGGCTGGGTTCGTGTTTTCCGTTAAAGGTGAAGTAACGGCGGTCAATTTATTGAGCCGTCGGAATTTCATCAAAGTACCGGATTGCTTCGGAAGAGGCCGTTTCGTTCCCAGATCTTCGAAATAAAGTTGAGGGATTAAACGTTCAAGCCATCTCTTATCATAATAAATGCCTGTATCGGTAAATGTATTACCAACAGCAGTTGAAATACCAATTGTATTAGCCATTTTAGGCTCCTAGAGTAAAAGTCCAATCCAGGTATTAGTCGCTGACCATTCCGAGTTTGGCAAAGTGTTTCTTTAAGTCTGCCGCACTCATACTGCGCGTATCTAGTCCAGAGGTATTGGTTTTACCACCCGCCGCGACAGCGGTTGACGCTTCTTTCGCGGCCTGAGCATCGGCCTGTTTACGGCCAAGCTCGTGTGCTTGTTTCACAGATTCCTCTGCTTTTAGGTCACGTGCGAGTTTGTACAAGGTGTCATAAATAATACCAACGTCTTGATTCCAGTCTACGGGGCAATTTTCAGACGAGGCAATTTCATTCATCACGGGTTTTAATTTCGCAAAATCAGGATAGTTGGTAACATCCAATTCGCGCCGCATGATTTCAAAACTTGTCTTTAGGCCAGTAATTTCCTGGTCCCGTGTCTCTAACGCCTTTTCGTGTTCTGTCTTCAATTCTTTCGTCCATTCATCTCTGAGTGGATCGAACGCTTTTATGCCTTGTGTCTGCAAGGACTTCATGAACTCCTCAGGGCTTACTTCTTGTTTAGTCGCTTGTGCGAAGGCTTTATGGAGACTATCAATCTGAGCTTTAAGCTGCGCCTCGTACTGAGTACGTCGCGTATACTCTGATCTCAAATTTCCATAATTCTTGTTTACGCTTTCAAGTTGCTTAACAAGTGAATCATAGCTTGTCTTCGGATCGAACGTCGGTATCGCTTCTACAGGAGGATTTTGGGTAGTGGATTCCCCTCCGGCTTGCGAACCAACTGCATCTGGTGAACTAGTAGTCGCTGTCGCATTATCAATAGTTTCTGACGCTACTGGTGCGCTTTGATTATTACTGTCTTCCATTTTATTACTTCCTTAGAACTTGTCCAGACTTATTATCTGGGGTTCTTAAAGGGTTATTTCTCATCAACGAGAGGCACATCATTGTTTAAGATCCGTGCCGAATTCTCTCCGAGAAGGATAAATTGTTTCAAAACATCTACTGCTTTCTGAACGCCTTGAGCGCGAATACGCTCCTTGCGAGCTTCTTCATCGTCACCTTTTAACCATGCGTTTTTCTTATCTTCCAAGATCGCATCGAGTGCCGATTTATAAAGCTTAAAACCTGGGTGCTGACAAAACGAACGAATGATTTGACTATTGTTTACATCTTGGCTAAGACGTGCAATTTGTTGGTCATTCAGTTCGCTCATGTTATCTCCTTACGACGATTTACGGGAAGATGACCCGTTTTGTTTATTCTGTTCTAAAATTGCGCCTTGTTCAGGATTTGTACGCTCGCCTGTAACTGCGGTTGTTCCCGCTGCTAAAGCTGGATTTGCGACCGCCGTGATATTGATCTCATTTGGATCAAATCCTGATAACTTAACAATTTTGTCAAGTATACTCTCAATTGATTCTGGTGCGAGGTATGGGGCAAAGGTTCCAAATATGGTTGTCCATTGATTAATCTTGCCTTCTGTTCCAATCATGTCGCTTATTCCAACCATCTTAAATCTAAAGTCAACACGTAGATCTTCTACGCTTTGAATATTGGGCGGTACTTCAACTGGAACCATCTGACCCGTGATCGGATCTTGTTCTTCGGTTACGATGGGTTGAAATAAGAAACCATATGATTCCATAAGCTGTTGATCTGTATCAATGAACTGAAGATCCAACGCGCGAACTAACTTAAGAACTCGTTTTATTCCAAGGTCTTCTACAAGTTTGGTTCCAACCGCAAATTTTTCAAGAGCCTGTCCAATAATAAGCTGGGCTCCCTTCGCTGTACGGCCAAGACGACCTGATTCAGGTGCGCCCTGGATAGAACGAGGAGCAGTAGCATTCTCAATATCGGTTTGTACGATGGTTGCTTCGTTATACGCTGAACTGGTAACATCCCCAGTTTCAATCGGCATAACACCATCCATGTTATCTGTGAGGATAATTCCATTTGGTGTAGATATAAGAGTATCAAGATCAACGTCCGCCAAGGAGTTGACTTTCCACATTCTATTGAGGATTAAATTAATATTGTCGATTCTTTGCCGACGTAGAGTCCATAATTCGTGTACGTTCGAGATGATAGGTTCTACGAGACCCATACCAAACCATTCCAAAGGAATAGGGAAAAATACGCATCGAACGACCGGACATTGCTGATGATGAAAAGGATTTGCACGAGCAACCAAGACAACCTGTCGATTGGCGATAATAACCTGGCATTTTTCTTTTATGCCGTCGCCATCAAGGTCGTACTTGCCCCAGAACGTCAAAACCTCTACGAGGTCTTTTGAAGGTGGGGTTGAAAGCCCACGAATACTGTATCTGGCCTGACGAGACTCGCTGAGAGTTGTGTTACCAGCCATGAGCTTCGGATGGGTTGTGTTGCCGAAAATCGGATGCGGACCTGAGCCCATGTTCTTAATGTCATCAAGGGTCATCCACGAGCGAACGAATACGCCGCGAGCGTCGTTCTCATTGCGGGATTCAGGATCAGGAAATACGTCAAGGATATCCAAGACCTCGATTTCTGGTCGCCGTTCAACGACCTTATATTCTCGTTTCTCTTCCCAACGAATATGGTTCGGATCGATCATTAATCCGTTGACTGTTAAAGGTTCGCGAATTGGTGTACGGGTAATTGCCCATTCTCTCTTGACTTTCCAGTAAACATGAAAGTAAGAAGTTCCGTATAAAAGAAGCTGCTTAACAAAATCCACGAACTTCATCATGAATTCTGCTTGAGTAAGCTGGAAGGACAAAAGAGTTTTCATTCCGTCCGCAAAATCTTGGTCAGCCGGATTTACTGGAATGATATCAAAGAACTCTTCGCCATTACCGAAAATAGAATTAACAACTTTAGGAACCGCCGCCTCGATTATCTGGAAGACAATAGGTACGGTAACGGTCGAGCGCGTCCCAGTCTTTCGTTTGTCCGAACTTGAAAAATAAAGCCTATAGATTTCTTCCCAAAGAGTTTCATAGGGTTTACGCCAGGCTTCCCAAGGTTCGAACATTCCAATGATATCATCCACGCATTTCTGTTCAGGATCGAAATCATTGTTTGGATTGATCTGGATCGGTCCTATTGGAGCAGGTTGCGCTTGTCCTTCTTGTGGTTCAATGATCGGCTGATCTTGGTTTTCTTCGTAGGCCATAAATTAATATCCCGTTATTGAATCTAAGATTTCGGTGCGACGACTCATTCTTTGCCGTTTCTTTCCACGTGCTGCTCCCACGTGGTGCAGATATAAACCGGTCATGGGGCGACTGAAGGCGTATCGTAAAGCGTCCATACAGTGGTTATTCTTATCCACCGTTTTATCATTATTGAAACCGTTTGCATCCGGCGCAGCGTAATGGTACGACTGAATTTCTTCAATAGTGTGCGGAGTTTTGCCCTTAAAAAACTTTAACCGCCCTTCTTGCAGCAAGCCACGGATGCGAGCAATACCGGTGTCTTTTGTCTTATCTGCGGGCTTGACATTCCGATTGCCATAAAACTGATTTAACTCAAGGATCTGTTGCGCGGCTTGAGTATCCGCCAAAACATATGCCAACTGCTCATTATTTAAAAAAATCGAAAGCGTCTTTAAGAGAGTTTCACTCGCATAAAATTCTTTATATACGTAAAAGATTTTTGTAGCCGGATCGAGAGCGATGCAAGTGATAGCATTAGGATTCGACTTACCGAAATCGAGCCCACCAAAATGCAACCAACTATCTGGAATAGGAAATGGATCGACGCAATGCAAATCCTCATCAAACTCAGGATACACCAGACCTTCAAGTCTTGTGAACCGTCCACCATATTTCCTGTCAAAGATTGCCTTCGGCAATTCTCTTTTGGCTCGTTCATACTCGTCCCGTGGAAATGCGGGATTGCCAATCGTGGCCCATGTGACGACCTCTATTTCGTCTTCATGCGTTGGAAAGTCCCGAAGACGATACTCACCAAGATCATTGTATTCGTGAATCCGGCGGGCTTTTTTAAGAATGTCACGCTCGAACCAATTCACGGCATACGGCGTACTTGTGAGGATGCAGCGTCCCTTATCAAAAGAAAGACGGCCCTGCACGTTGACCCACGCCTCGCTCGAAACCGCGCCCGCTTCATCTATCCAGGCGGCTCGGCACGTCATACCTTCGACCGCATCTGGGTCATCCAGCGACCGAACGAAAATACGGCATGGCTCATTGGTACCAGGAAAGCACCAGGCCAGTTCGTAATACTTCTTTTGTTCCTTCCATACCCCCCAGTCTTTCGGGAAGAATTTATTGAAGGTCGGCAACGTAGACTGATCGAGTTTTGGTACTGTCGGGGCGCATATTAAATAGTCGCCGTATTGACCGTTTTTGTAATCAGTCTGAATCTGTTCGAGAAGCCACAAGGCCCCCACGAAGGTTTTGCCACCACGGATTCCGGCGATTGCTGCCACGAACCTCGCGGTTGATTCAAAAATTCTGTCTTGCGCTGGATGGAGATTGACTTCCATTATCGCCACCCCTTACGTTTTTTCTTTACGCCGTGCTTTTTATGGCACTTTTGGTTCTCGTTCTTATGTGGCGGACAGAACGCACAATCAAGCCTGTATCTGGCCAATCTGTTCCATACTGTCGGGTTGTGACAGTTTTTTAAATTTTCTTGTCTTTCACTCATGAGTGAAACCGCCTACTTTAACGAAGGGCCTGTTTAGGGTACCCACAGTACCCCAATCACCCCTCGCGCCAAAACCGCTCAAACTCAATACGAGCCCTCTGAGCTTCGCGCGGGCTTGCGCCTGGCTGGTTTAAAACCACCATAGACGACCGCGTTTTTGACCCGCGCCGCGCGTTTGGCCGCTTCCGGCGTTTTCGCCCGCCCGACAACTTTGCCTGTTTTCTTTTCAATGATTTTATTGCCTTCCGCCCTAACTGGCATTGTTTTTCCCCATTCGGGCCGAGGCCCTGGTTATTTAAAATTTTTTGTAGCCGCCACGACTGGCTGCTCATTTGTTTGAAATTGTGAACGAAATTTTCAGGCTTTTTAAAAACGCCTTGACTTTAAGCATCAAACTCTTAATCATCTGGATTACCTCCCCTGTACGTTGGGACTATATCAGCCCATTTCCACAATCATCGACCCACCCTGTCCCTCACCCCTGGGTAGTATGAAGCTCGCTTAAGCTTTAGGTTCTATGATGTCCACATCAATAACATCTTTGTTACCAAGATCGGATTGGTTGATAGTAGAGTTTCCACTATTTGCCGTGTCCATTTCCCTTTTGGCCCTGTTAATTACGATAACGCTAATGTTTGGCTTAGCTGATTGAACATCCGGCGTTATTGAGGCCACGAACTTACGAACTCGTAACCATTCAGATAAAGACAGTTCTTTCTTAGATTCAGCCAAAGGTAAATCAAGTACTTGCTTAAGATCGGCTTGCAGTCTAGCTCGCGAAGTAACATCTAGGTTACCAAGGTCTTCGATCCGGCTTTTCAATTGCTTATAAAGAACATAGGGCGCGGCTCGTGATTCGCCTTTATAACCCGCTATTTTATAAGCTTTAGTTATTGAACCACAAGAAAGAAAAGCATTGATAAACAACCAATTTTGTTCAGTTAAGGTTACCAAGTCTTTTGTTTCTTTTTCTAATTCACTTGGTGATAAGTTTTCTATCTTTTTATTTTCGTTTTCATTATCCATGGTTTCGACCAATCTTATTGATTATCAATTGTTTCTTTATTTAAGAGATTAGCAATTTGCAAACTGCTATATAAAAATCCCTTATCTCTCCGCTAAACACTTAAACTATATGGTTATCAGCCATTTCTAGTTAAGGTGAGCTTTGCGCGTTCGCGCCTGTTTTCGCTTCTTGGTCTTCCTTGGCACTTGCAAGGTAAGTATGAAAGGCTCGGTCGAGGTAAGATGGTTGAAGGCTCGAAAGTTAGGCCGACGGTCATATTTATAAAAAATACTCCCTACTATATGGGGGTCAAAACGGGCGTTCGTGTACTAAGTTTTCCAAACTATTTTAATATTCTATGATTATCAATTAGTTTCATGTGAAAATAAACCTTGACTTTTCTTGATGCCGGCCCCATACTTAGAACATGAAAACGATATATTGCTTAACAGATGGCGGGCGAGATGAATCAGGTTTCACGAACGAGAAGCTAGATTGTACGGTTCGGGCGTTTGCATTATATACAACCATGAGCTATGATAAAGCGCATCAATTAATACAGCCGTTTCGTAAAACAGGACATAAATGCCCGAACTTTACAGCGTTTCTAACATCCCAGTTTCTATTTCCGGCGTATTATGGGCGAACTGTAAATCAGTTTCTTATCGACCATCCAAAAGGTCGGTTTTTGCTTCACATAAAAAATCATGTATTCGCGGTTATTGATGGGCGTATATTTGATAGTTCTAAAGTAGGGTTGAGAAAGATAGTTAAAGCGTTTATTTAAGGAGAATAAAATGAAAAAATTCACAATTCATACTGAAAACAAAGATCAAAAATGGATTGAAAACCTTTTAAGTGTCGGGTTTGACGGATTTACAATCGTACGCGGCGAGGGATTCTGGAAGGGATTCAAAGAAAAAAGCCTTGAAATTATCATCTACACGGACAATGCTTATTTGGTTCGGGCGATTGCAGACCGGATCAAGTATCATAATAAACAAGAGGCGGTTTTGGTAACAGAGACAGATTGCAAAATCGAGCTGGTATGACTTTCTTAGCCTTGGTCGGACTTTGGTACATAATATTTGAGTTATAAAGGAGGACTTATGGACTTCAATAAATATCGCAGACTCAAAAAAGCCGTGCTTCAGTCAAAGACAGTTGAAGGATTCATAATTCGGGTTGGAGGCTCGGCCCATTGGTTCGGAATTCCATTGTGGAGCAAAGAAAATTATCGATGGTTCTATGAAAAAGTTAAAGGAGGGGCGCGTTATGCAGACCTTATTGAAACCAATTAAGACGATATATGACAAGAGACTGGCCTACTTGGTAGGATTGCAAGACTTCTATAAGCAAGAGGGATACGGGACCAGGCTTGACGGGCGCAACAATATACTAGAGGTTTACCCGTTCGGAACGAGCGCACCAAAGACGGAAGAAGAAAAGACAATCGAAAAATGGATCGATTAAGGAGGCTTTATGGATTGCTTACAATGCGGGAAGACGGCAAAAGAAACCGGAGAAGTCTTTGATAAGGCACCAATAAGAGAATGTGAGGATGGGCACCGAACGGCATTAGCATCGAAAGCCCTTATCAAGCGTACCGAGAAATGGAAGAAACTTGGCAAGATTGAATTAGACTCTGAACTATTCATACAAGAGAAAGCAGCTTAAAGGAGATCAAACTATGAAAACTAAACGAAAACACACTGACGAATGTAATGAAATATTTTCTGGTATGTCGATTAATGAATCACGGGTATGTGTCTGTCCAGACCGATATAAGGGCGGGATCGTTACATTTGGCGAACTGATAGCAGCCGCGAAGCATTTCAAGAAAAGATATGAAAGTATTATGCACAGTGAATATGATTTTACTCGCAGCGATTGGAGCTATAAACGCGAGGGTGATAATGAATCTATAAAATATGCAAGGGTTATAGACCGCGCAGACACGGAGGTATTATAATATGGTTACGGAAACATGGGAAGAAACAAAAGAGCGTTTGAAACGTGAGAAGGGTATCACGGTTAAAGAGCCGACACCCGAACCACCGAAACCAAGATATGAGGAGCCCGCGCCGGAACCTAAAGAACCAATGTATAATCTACGACGGGTAGTTTTACCAGGGGGCGAATCGACTTGGTTAATCTTTAACGCGCCGCTCCAAGATATCCAATGGTGGATCGACCATGAGAAGACACGGTTTCGAAAGAAGACATTCACGTCACCGATTGAAGGTATAGAGGCGATCAAGTTTTACGAGCCGATACCTGTAGACGCGACCGATGACGAGCGCAGCATTTACTATAATAAAAAGCCGGTGATAGTCACTTGAAAATCTATATCCGAACACTTTGGAGGAGCGATCCAAAACCATTGTGGGAGAATGATTTGCAGCGTGATGAACTGCGCCAGCACTTGAATGACCTAGGGTTTTATGTTATCAATGGTCCAGGTGACGCGCTCGAAGTAAATGTAATTGGTGAATACGAACCGCTTGATATAAAATTAGTAAAGAAAGCCCTTGACAAAATTCATAAAACCTGGTATGCTTTATTGAAGGAAAGGAGGTAACAAAATGACTGTTGAGGAATTGGTTTTACAGGTCGCGACGTATGACATAAGTGGTTTACTTAGATTCGCAGAGTCTTTATTAGTGTTTTACGTTGTAGCGTACACTTTAATGTTTTTAGTAGTAGCTTACTTTGTCGTGAAATTTATTCGGAGGTAAACTAAATGAAAAA